AAAGGTGGTCAGATTTGGAGATCCAAATATGAAGATAAGGAAGTCCAATCCATCTGCACGGAAGTCTTTCAGAGCAAGGCATAACTGTGCTAATCCCGGTCCTAAGACAAAGGCCCGTTACTGGAGTTGCAAGAACTGGTGATGTTTAATAAAGAAGAAAAAATAATCTTGAGAGATGAAATGAACTTGAGGGAGATCAGAGAGATGATCACATTCCTCAAGGATTCAAATGTAAGAACTTTTGAAGGTATGGGTATTTCAGTCGAGTTCAATGTAGAAATGGATGAACAACCACAGGAAGTTCCTCAGTTCAGAGACCCTGTGGAACAAGACACAATGGTTAACTCTCATTTTAGAAGCTGATGTTTTGGTGGGAATCAGATCTTGATAATTGTCATGAGGAGTTGATGGGTGTAATCAACCAACTCAATGACACCCATTATGATCGGATGATGGCAAATCTGGACTTTCTCAGAGTTTATTCTCAGAGAAGGTATGATCTGCAGGATTTCAAGCAGGGTTTGGTCAAGACTGCGAGTTATTCATTAGACAAACGTGATGACATGAGGATGAGAATGAATGTCACACAGTCGATGATAGACACAATTTCATCCAAGATTGGTAAAAATAGACCCAGACCAATGTATTTGACAGAAGGAGGTGATTATTCTCTGAAGAATAAGGCCAAGATGATGGGAAGAATGATGGAGGGAATGTTCATGCAGACAAAACTGTATGAGTTGATGCCCAAAATCTTTCAGGATTCCTGCATTTTTGACCTTGGAGTACTCAAAATCTACTCAGAAAACGATAAAATTGAGGTAGAGAGGGTATTTGCAAACGAAATCCTCTGGGATATGAATGATGGGTTGTATGGAGACCCTCAATCACTCTATCAGGTCAAAAAAGTACATAAATCGTATCTTTTGGACCGTTTTTCAGGGTTTTCAACACAAATAGACCGTTTAGGATCAGAAAATCAGGAAGAAACACCAGATTCAGACTTAGTTGAGGTTGTAGAAGCATGGCATTTGCCTGTAAACAAAGATTCACAAGATGGAAGACATGTTATCTGTGTAGAAGGAGCCACACTCTTGGATGAGGAGTACCGCAGGGATAAATTCCCGTTTCTGTTCCTCAAATGGAGTGATTCCGTTGTAGGTTTTGGTGGAATCTCCTTAGCAGAGCAACTTTACCCTGTTCAGAGAGAAATCAATGCATTGTGCATCAGGATTCAACAATCCATGCACTTATTGAGTGTTCCAATGGTATTTCTTCAAGCAGGAAGCAAAGTTGCCCCGTCACACATCAGAAATCAACCCGGAACGATCATTCACTACAATGGTCAACCTCCAGTTGTTTACACTCCCTCTGCAATGCATCCAGAGGTGTATAACCATCTGGACAGACTCTATCAGAGGGCATACGAGATCTCAGGGATCTCAGAATTGTCTGCCACAGGAAAGAAACCTGCAGGGTTGGAATCAGGAGCAGCATTAAGAATTTATCATGATATTGAAACGGAAAGATTCATCCTTATAGGAAGACGATACGAACAGGCATTTATGAATGCTGCAGAGCACTATTTTGACTTGGCAGAAGATGTGGTTGAGGAAAAAGGTTCCTATCCTGTTCAAACTACTTACCGCAGAGAGATGTCCAAGGTTGATTTTGAGAAGATACGATTGGCACGGGATGAGTTCATCTTGGAACCGTATCCTGTTTCAATCCTTCCCTCCCTACCTGCAGGAAAGTTGCAGACCGTTCAGGAACTGATCAATTTGAAGGTCATTGACAAAAGAGAGCAGATCACAAGACTGCTAGACTTCCCAGACCTCAATTCAGTTACACAGGTTTATGAAGCAGCAGAAGCAGATGTGGAGTGGAGGATCAGCAAGATATTGGATGAAGGAGAGTACATTGGTCCAGAACCTTACATGGATCTCAACTTAGCCAAACAGAGGTTTCAGTTAGCGTACTTGGAAGCAAGACAGAAGGGTGTGGATGCAGACAAGATTGCACTCTTGGATGAGTTCATAGTCCAGACTCAGACCATGCTTAATCAGGCACAAGCACAAGCACAATTACAGCAGGGACTTCCTGAATCACCTGCTCAATCCCCTGCAGGGGAGGTTCCTGCACCACAGAATCTGATGCCAGAAATGCCACAGACTCCAGAGACACCTGAATCGCCATTACCAATATGACAGAAGAGACTGCAGTAGTTGAAGAGACTGTGGAGGAAACTCCGCAACTATCAGAACAGGCACAACAATTCTTCAGGGACAAGGGTCTTCTCAAAGAAGAACCTGTGGAAGAAGTGGTTGAGGAACCTGTAGCAGAAGAGACTGAAGAAGCAGAACCTGAGAAGGAAGAACCCAAGGTTTCCAAAGCATTCCAAGAGGTTGCACGGAAGAAGAGGGAACTCTTTAAGAAGGAACAGGAGTTAAAGGATCAAAATGATGATCTGGGTAAGCTCAAGGAAGCAAGAAACTTAATTGAGCAAGGCAAGCATCTGGAAGCATCTGAGGTGTTAGGGTCCAATTATGAGTCCATGACAGATCAGGTACTTGGCAGATCCAGTGAGAAGACTGCACTGCAGAAGATGCAGGAAGAGATCTCACAATTGAAAAAAGAAAAGTTTGAATCAGATAAACAGAAACAAAAAGATCTTGCATCTCAAGAGGTGCAGTTTTATGTTTCTGAGTTGAAAAGTGTAGTTGAGGAATCAGAAAAGTATCCGTTGGTTTCAGCCTTTTGGGATGAAGCACAACAAAGCGTTCTGGATATTCAGAAGCACTATGCCATGAATGGTGGGGAGACCCTCACCAATGAGGAAGTCTTGGATCAGGTTGAAAAGACTTACAAAGATTTCATGGATAATGCAGTTCAGAATAAAAAAGTGAGGTCTATCTATAAAATAGGTTCACCCTCCGAAAAGCCATTGGGTGAAGTCCAAAAAAGTCAGTCGAGGACACTTTCTAGTAAAGGAACATCCCGAATGAGGACTTCTGAAACCAAAACTGGACCTGTTTCCAAACATGAAGCACTGGAAAGAGCAGTTCAGGCATTCAGAGAGACCAAATCGGGAGTATAAAATGACTTTCAATTTGGAGTATACCAATGGCATCAGCCACAAATATGACGGCATGGGATAATGCCCTCAAGATTTACTATCAAGATAAACCTGTAATAGACACGGTTTATAAGAATCATCCCTTTTTAAGCCTTGTCCCTAAGAATCCTAGATTCAAAGGGAAGTCAATGCCGATTCCTGTAATTTTCGGTAGACCTCAAGGGGTATCAGCAAACTTTGCAAATGCTCAAAGCAACGCAAGTGCAACTCAGGTAGCAGAATTCCTGCTCACCCGTAAGAAGCACTATGGAGTTGCAACTGTGGACGGGGAGACACTCCTTGCATCACAGGGTAATGAGTATGCATTCTTGGATGCTGCAACCACAGAAATTGATCAAACTGCAAAATCTGTTGGAGATGCACTTTCCCGGCAACTGTACAGAACTTCTGATGCAGCAATCGGAAAGGTCAACAACTCATCCTTTGGTGTGACCACACTGGATCTTGTAACCGATTCTGATGCACTCAACTTTGAGATCGGAATGGTTCTGCAAGTTTCTGCGACACAAACTGGAGGTTCTGTTCGTTCAGGAACTTTGGAAGTGTCTGCAGTCTCAAGAGATGCAACCTCCAACCAAGTAACGATGACAGGCAACCTGTCTGCAGGAATTTCTGCAATTGCTCAGAATGACTTTGTGTATGTTCAGGGCAACTATGATGCAGGAGTTTCAGGTCTTGCAGATTGGATTCCTGCTTCTGCTCCCGGTGGTACTGCATATTTTGGTCAGGACAGATCCAAAGATCCAAGTCGATTGGGAGGTCAGAGACAGGCTTTCTCAAGCACCCGTGAAGAGACCATCATTAACGGTCTTGGATTGGCAGCAAGAGAAGGTGGAGCACCTGATCACATCTTTGTTTCTTTCACAGATTTCATTGCACTTGAAAAAGAACTTCAGTCTACAGTTCAACGTGAAGTTGATCCTGAAACTGGTTCTGGATACAGGTCACTGGAAATGTATGCACCTTATGGAATTGCTAAAATTATTCCTGATAAGGACTGCCCTGTGGGAGTTGCATACGCACTTCAGATGGATACATGGCAACTTGCTACCATCAACGAAACTGTCTCCATCATTGATGTAGATGGAAATCGGATGCTCCGTCAGTCTTCAGACGATGGAGTAGAAATCAGAGTTGGATTCTACGGACAACTTGGTTGTTCCGCTCCCGGTTTCAATTGCCGAATCGCCTTAGCATAAAGGAGAAAAATGGCATCGAGAGTCTTTAGGGACGTTCAGGCTTTAAATCCTGAAGTCAAAATAATTGCAGGTTCTTTCAAGACCAACGCAAGTTCTGATCCCGTTGCAGCCGATAACACAGGCAAAGGTTGGTCTGTGGCACGGACTGCTACAGGAACATGGACTGTGACCTTGGAAGACACCTACATTGAACTCATCAGTGGACAATGTTCGTTAGCACATAATGCAGCAGGAGATCATAAGCTCCAATGGGGAGCAATTGATGTTGCGAGTGCAAAGACCTTAGTGATCAGAAACATCACAGGGACTTCTGCAGCCGATCTTGCAGTTAATGCTAACAATCGAGTTCACTTTGCTCTGTTCCTCCGTAATACGGACGTAACCTAAAGGAGCAATATGATGGGAAGTGAAGCAGCAACCATCATTCTTGGACCCCTCAAAGGATCAATGGGGGGTTCAGATTCCTATGATAAGGATTCTGATAAAGAAGAGATGGAAGAAGAGTATTCATACTCTGATGAACAAAAAGAGATGGCAAAAGAACTCGTCAAAGCAGTCAAAGGTGGAGATGAGGAGACCGTCTTAATGGCAATTCACGGAATCATGATGAGCTATGACTGATCTGGTTAATCTGACAGAGCTTAGACTCCTGACCCGTCAACGTGCAGATCAGGAAAACAGTCAGTTTGTGAATGATACAGAACTCACTAGGTATCTCAATAACTCATGGGGGGAACTTTACTCCTTGATCAATGAGAACTTCAATGAGGACTATTTCACCACAACAAGCACTGTGTCTATGGTCTCTGGTACAGATACTTATGATCTTCCATCAGATTTCTACAAAATGAGAGGAGTGGATCTTGTGGTTACATCCACAGAATCTGTTCCTCTTAAACGATACAATTGGGCACAGAGAACCCGTAATGCACTCACAGTGTATGCACGAGACTACAAGTACCGTGTTCAGAAGGGTTCTATTGTGTTCAGTCCAGTTCCATCAACTACGGATTCAGTCAAACTTTACTACATACCATCTCCCAAGAGATTGCTTTCCAAGGATACCACTGCAATCACCAGAGGGACATCAACGATGTGGACCACAGGTTCTCATGAGTTTGTAATAGGAGACTTGATTACAGGTCAGAACTTTTTGGCAACCGATTACAATGTAGATCAGACCGTGACTGCAGTAGGAGCAAACACAGTGACTACAGATCTTAATTCTGCAGGTCTGTCAGATCCTACAAGTTATGGAAGCATTGAGTCACGGTTTGATTTCTACTCAGGATGGGATGAGTACATCATTATAGATTCTGCAATCAAGATCATGATCAAGGAAGAAGCAGATGCAACGGCACTTCTTCTTCAAAAGAATCAGTTGAGAGAGAGAATCATCACAGAATCACAGAACAGGGATGCAGGAGAACCAGAGACCGTTACAGATGTGGTCAGTTATGAAAAGTTTTATTACGCATGAGCAGAGTCAACTTTACGGAGATTCACACAGGTGATGCAAAAATCGATCAGTTACAGAGCAACATCAGGACTGCAATCAGTCCACTCTTGTCACTCCCCTTTGCAGATGGAGTACATAAGACAGACGTTGCCCTTGGGACATCAGACACTCTTGTGGATCACGGGTTAGGAAGGAAATTTGTGGGATACATCGTCACCAAACAGAATGCAGATACCAGTGTTTTTGAGTCTTCCACAACAAACAATTTTCCTGATGTTCAGATGATTCTGAAAGCAGGAGCAACGGTCACAGTTGACCTTTTCTTTTTCTAAGATATGTCCTCTGGAACGAATATAACCGCTATTGAGAAATCCACAGTTGCAGTAACTCCTGCACCTACTTGGGGAACAAATCTCAATACATCTCTAGATGCAATAGACAACCATGACCACACCTCTAACAAGGGGGTGAGGATTACTCCAAGTGCCATGAACATCAATGGGACTCTGGAGTATAATGACAATGCTCTGACAGAGGTAAAACAGACTTCATTTGAGAATCAGGGTTCACAACCCACAGATCTCCTGAGAGCACTGTATTCGTTTGGAGGAGAACTTTACTACAGAGATGCATCAGGAAATCAGGTCCAGTTGACCACAGGAGGATCTGTCAATGCAGGAGGATCTATCACCAATCTTGCTGCTCCTGCAGCAGCCAACTATGTATCCAGTTCAGACTTTTTCACATGGCAACATAACTCCACCTATTCGGAGTATGCGAAGATGGCATTCTCCACATTCCAACTCTACAACTACAGGACTGATGATTCTGGTAGTGGAGTCAATTACTTTGTCACTGTTCAGTACACAGGAACCGGGACTTCAGGGACTCTGACTCTTCCTAATGAGACAGGGACGGTACTGACTACTGCAACCTCATTTGGAGGTGCAATCAGTATTGGAACATCCTCTGGAAATGCCAACATCACCCTTAGTCCTCATGGAACTGGAGAAGTAGATATTTCCAAAGTGGATATTGCAGGAGGGGAGATTGATGCAGTTACGATTGGGACGAACTCGGCGGTTACGGATCTCCGTGTAGATAATCTGAGACTCGATGCAAATACGATTTCAAGTACAAACACAAACGGGGATGTCATTTTAGATCCCAATGGTACTGGAACTGTCAAAACTGATGATATTGCTACATCCACGACTAATGGTGATCTTTCTTTAAGTGCAAATGGGACAGGTCAGGTAAAAATCAACGGAGATGATTCTTCGAAAAGTTTTACTCTACCAGATGGCAGAGGATCTAATACTCAAGTCCTTCAGACTAATGGTTCTGGTGATACTTCATGGACATCGATCTCCGCACTTTCAACGGTTGATAATATTGTCGCTACCTCTGCACAAAACGTGAATGGGACTGTTTCTTCACAAACCGTAAAATTCGGAGACACCTTCACGGTCAACGGCACACTTACAATAAACTCGGATCTCATTTTATCAAATGTCCTTGCAAAAACAACGGCAATGACTATTACAAACGCTTCTGCTCAAACTGTTACTGGTGATGGAGGAGCAACATTAACCGGGCATCATGCACTGTACAACTAAGGAAAATCATGGCTAATTTTATTATAAAACCAGCGTCCTCAGACGATTTACTCCTACAAAATGATGGAGGGACTACTGTAGTTTCCATTCCTGGTTCTGGGAATCCCAGCATCTCAGATGATGCAGGAAACGCAATTGCTACGTTTGAAACAAATACACTAAATTTAACAGATAAAACACTCAAACGTCCTTGTATTAGGGATTATTCAGAATATTTTAATGCCATTTCGGGAACTCAAACCTCTGCTTTCGATTTTGATTTAGAAAATGGGAATGTACAGTCAGTTACTATTGGCAGCATGACTGCGAATGTTGGTATAACGAATGCACTTTCTGGCAAATCAAACTCTCTGACAATTATTATCACTAATGGAGGGACGGCGACGATTACTTTTAAAGCAGGGGCGCACGGGGGTGGAGGAAATTCCGTCAAATGGGCAGGAGGATCAGCGCCAACTTTAACAACGTCAGGCGTTGATGTCTTATCTTTTGTGACATTTGATGGAGGAACAAATTTTTACGGATTTTCAGGTGGACTCAACTTCAGTTAAAGGGAAAAATGGCATTTTCTAGTTTGCGAATTTTAATTGGTGATGTCGGCGGAGGTGGAGGTGATCGAGGGGTTTTTGGAGGCGGGAACGATGGTCCTTACAATGTAATGGATTACATCACAATTTCCTCAACAGGAAACGCAACTGATTTTGGAAATCTCACTGTACCTAGAGCCATCCTAGCTGGGACATCAAACGGAGCTACAGGCCGAGGTATTTTTGCTGGCGGAAACGATGGATCGGGACAATCAGATGTCATTGACTATATCACAATTTCATCAACAGGTAACACAACTGATTTTGGAAATCTGACTGTGGCACGGCAAGGTTTGGCTGGGACATCAAACGGAACTACAGGCCGAGGAGTTTTTGGAGGCGGGACTACAGGATCAAATTCAGATGTCATTGACTATATCACAATTTCATCAACGGGAAACGCAACTGATTTTGGAAATCTGACTGTGGCTAGAGCGGTACTAGCTGGGTGTTCGAGCGGAACTGCAGATCGAGGGGTTTTTGGAGGCGGGTCTACATCTACACAGTCAAATGTTATTGATTACATCACGATTTCCTCAGCAGGTAATGCAACTGATTTTGGAGATCTCACTGTGGCACGTAAGGATTATTTGGGAGCAACATCGAACGGAACTGGAGGCCGAGGAGTTTTTGGAGGCGGGTCTACAGGATCAAATTCAAATATTATTGACTACATCACGATTTCCTCAGCAGGTAATGCGACTGATTTTGGAGATCTCACTGTGGCACGTCGGGCCTTAGCTTCAACGTCCAACGGAACTGCAGGTCGAGGTGTATTTGGAGGCGGATATGTATCAGCGAATTCAAATGTGATCGACTACATAACGATTTCATCAACAGGAAATGCTACCGATTTTGGAGATCTGACTGTGGCACGATACTATCCAGCTGCTCTCTCAGATGGATAAAATGGATTTAATTTTGAAAAATCCGTCTGTTTTAAAGATTGACGTTGATGCTCTAAAAAAAATCGAATCTCGGTTGCCCGAAATCAAACGAGCTAGAAATTCAGCAGGTCGCAAAAATACGCAAACGACATCACAGTTGATGACACTGAATATTGCAGGTGATGAACCATACCGTCATCTAAGACAAATCCTAGCACAAATTGAACGAAAGACATCGGCATTGGAAGAGGTATTTTTTAAACTAAAAAAAGATGATGTACGTTTAAAAATAATACAGAAAAAGGAAGATGAAATATCTTTGATCCGGGCCGAAGAAATCAATGCTAAAATGGAAAGAGCTAGGTTATATGTAGAAGGTGCGTTGAAAGAAATAGGGATGTACCAGGATGCATATGACGAAATAAGAGACTCACACAATATCCCTGAAAAATGGGATGAAAAAGATTCGGAAAAAGCAGAAATTCGGCATCATATAAAAATGGCTTTTAGAAATTCTTTTCAGGAGATGATGTCAACAGGCATGATCGGTAGGGGATCAGCTGAGTATCTGGAGCAATTCGGAGTTCATCCCCAATCTGCAAGAAAATATCTTCATGATTATATTGTACAAAATGAAAAACTCATGGATTCAGGCAAGGAACCAACTATTGAACATTTTCATAAATTCCTTGATGCAATGGCAGATAAATTTCAGGAATCACATAAACTCTGCATGAAACGGATTGGGCTTAAAACTCTGGTCAGAGATGAGTGGTGCTATCGTGAAACCGTATAATATAATAACTAGACTTTTTTAAGAAAGGATAATTATGAGTTATGTAAAATTAGCCAAGAATGGAACTGTAGAACAATGGCCCTACAGGGAGGATGATCTACGAAATCAAAATAGAAATACTTCTTTTCCAATACAAGCGATTAAAATTCAATCAGTTCGTGACATTTTTGGTATAAAAGAAATAAAAGCTGTAGAGAAACCTTCGTATACGGAATCGACCCAGCGAGTTATTGAACAGATACCTGTTTTAGATAATGGACTTTGGACTCAAGTCTGGGAAGTGAAGGAAAAAACGAGTGCTGAAAAAACAGCAGATAATAAATTTCAGTGGGAAAAAGTACGGAACCAACGGAACCAAAAACTACAGGAAACTGATTGGCAGATGACAAAAGCGCTTGAAACTGGAGAGGATGCATCCAATTTGCGAAATTATCGTCAAAAACTGAGGGATATTCCACAAGACCAGACAGATTCTTTTGCGATCACTTGGCCAGATTTATGATCGAGGAATTGATGCTTTAAAAGCAGAACTAAAAAAGACTAAAGATAAATTTCCCAAGCCATGAAAACAGTTGAAGAGATAGACCAAGAGTTAGTACAAATCCAAGAAAAGTTAAACCAATACTCAGTAGAACAACAACGGTTATTAGGTTACAGACAAGCTCTTTTAGATTTACAGAACTCTCAGAATGCCACTACAGAAAGCCCTAGTTCCAGTTGACCTGTCTGGGTCATTAGATACCAAGACAGATGAGAAGTTAGTTCTCTCCTCCAAACTGGTAGAACTGGAGAATGCAGTCTTCACCAAGGGTAAGTCTGTGGAGAAGAGGTTTGGCTATTCTGCTCTGGGTACAGAGTTGGTGGACGGGTCCACACTTCCCACTGGAGAAGCACTCACTTCTCTTGAGGATGAACTCCTAGTCTTTGGTTCCAACAAAATTTATTCGTATGCATCAGGTCTGACCAAGTGGGTGGACCGTGGAGGGTTCAGATCGGTGGATGCAACCTCTACAGACCTCATCAGAAATGAGAATCAACAAAGTGCAGTCGATTGTGCTCTCAGTGAGAACATCATCGTCTATGCTTGGGAGGACACTTCTGGAGGAGTACGTTGCAGTGTAGTGGATTCAGACAATGGTGTAGTGGTCTTAGAAGATGCACTGGTAGATAACAATGGGAGAAGTCCCAGAGTGGTCTCACAGGGTAAGAATATCACCATATTCTTTGCAGACACAGACACAGGTGTAGAGAAACTTGCTGCAAGACAGGTCAATGTGGAGCAACCCACAAGTCTGGGGTCTATAGTCACCATTGCATCTGACATCAATACCACCTCATTCTTGTTCGATGTGGTCAAGTATGACACCACTATTGACTCCTGTGTGATGGCTTATGCAGACACATCAAACACAATCAAAGTCTGCTACATAGACTCTAACGGAGCCAAGGGTTCACTTTCTACAGGGTTCCCAGATCAGGTCACAATCTCTGCACAGGCAGAAGACTCTTTGACCATTACTGCAGACAAAACTTTAGACACAGACATATATGTAGCGTTTGGTAAGAGCTCCTCTGGAACAGGTCTCAAGATCTTTCATCTCAATGAGGATCTGACCACAGATGGTTCCACCACTTCTGCAGACTCTACCAAGATCAATCGGATCTCCATGATCCTGACCAGTTCTGCAAATCTGGAGGTCTTTTATGAGCATAATGACTCCAATACTTATGATCATCTGGTAAACAAAAGGACTTATACTACTTCATCCAATTCAATCACTTCTGCCACAATAGTCATGAGGTCTGTAGGTTTAGTTTCCAGACCTTTCCAGTTCTCCAGTACCACCTATCTGTGGGTGATTCATGAGAGTGTTCTGCAACCCACATATTTCCTCATAGATTCATCAGGTCTGGTACTCGCAAAGTACAAGCAGGGTTTAGCAGGAGCACATCTGACCCGTGGTGTGACCACAAGTATTCTCAATACCACATCAGGCATTTTTGAGGTTCCTGCACAGGTGCAAACCAGACTGACCAGTACAGGAAATAATGTTTACTCTTTGAAGGGGATTTCCAGACTCAAAGCAGACTTTTCAGGAAACAGAACTTTTTTGACGAAGCAGTTGGGTAAGTCACTTCTGACAGGTGGAGGATTCACCTCCTTGTATGACACCCAAGAGATTGCAGAGTTAGGATTCCACATCTTTCCTGAGAATGTGACCTGTGTTACTGCAACATCCAGTGGGTCACTGGCAGCAGGGACATACAGTTATAAGTGCATTTATGTGTTCACAGATGCAAATGGTAGGATACACAGATCTGCACCATCCTCTGGTGTGCAACAAGCAACCACAGGGAGCACTTCCAAGAATACTCTGACTATACCCACACTTAGGATCACAGATCACAGTGCAGTGGATGTTGAGATTTACAGGACTATCGATAACGGGACTCTCTATTTTAAGGTGGGTTCTGTTTCTAATAATGAGTCTGCAGACACAGTGACTTTTGTGGATTCATCAATTACAGATGCAAACCTAATAGGTCTGGAGTCTCTTTACACCAACGGAGGAGTTCTGGACAACATAGCACCTCCTGCTCAGTCTGTTTTGGGTACATTTAAAAACAGGATGTTTGTGGTCTCCTCAGAGGAACCACAGGTTCTGTATTACTCCAAGCAAAGATTGGGGGATCAGGCTATTGAGTTTAATGACTCATTCAAGATCACAGTCAATGAAGCAAAGTCCATTACGGGTATTCAACAAATGGATGAAAAACTCATTCTGTTTGAGGATAACAGGATCTTCTCTCTGACAGGCAATGGTCCTACACCAACTGGTAATAATAATGATTTCAGTGATGCACAACTCATCACTTCAGATGCAGGATGCACAGACCCCAGATCCATTGTCCTGATACCACAGGGGATTCTGTTTAAGTCTGCCAAGGGGATTTATCTTCTGAACCGTAGTCTGGAGACTGTGTATATAGGAGCACCCGTAGAACGCTATAACTCCAATACCATCACCTCTGCAGATTTGTTGCAGGATGTGAATCAGGTCAGGTTCCTTTGCTCTGATGGAGATACCATCTGCTATGACTACTATTACAATAAGTTTTCAGTCTTCACATCTCACAGTGGTAATGGAGCAACGGTCTGGCAGAAGACAGGCAATTATGTGTATCTCAGAACAGATGGGTCTGTGTGGGAGCAGTCCACAAGCTACACAGATAATGGTGCATTCTACCCTCTTAAACTGACTACCTCATGGCTTAAAACTGATGCAGTGCAGGGTCTCCAGAGGGTCCGTAAAGCATTTGTTTTAGGAGAATATGCATCAGACCACATACTGAATGTTCAGGTGGGATATGACTTTGAACCATTCTACAGAGAAACCCACAGTTTTAACTATTCCCGTGACCTGTCTCTGACAAAATTTGCAGAAGAAAACCCCTTTGCATCCCAGAGATTTGCATCAGGATCTGATGGAGATCTGGCAAACGGAGTCTACCAGTTCAGGATGCATCTGGGTAAACAGAAATGTGACTGCATCCGATTCACCATCCAAGACAATGAGGATTCTGCAACCTCAAAACCTGAAGTGGGTCAATCCTACAGTATCTCAAACCTGATGCTTGAGGTGGGACTCCGTGACACAGGCATGAAACTACCTTCCCAGAAATTAGTATGATGAATCAAGCAAACCCCGGTGGGTTGACAGACGATGAATTATTGAGACTTGCAAGACTCCTCCAACAAACGAGAGGTGAGGGTCTGGCATTCATCAATCAGGGTGAAGCAGAGATGCTCAAGGATGCAGGAGGTTCAGGGCAACCGATACAGGGAACTCAAGGGTTTGGTGTAGGTGGTGGACCGATTCGGAGTTATGATAAAGAAGTATCAGATTACCAAAGTGGGTCTGGAGGACCATCAGCTTCATCTCACGATTATTCAAGTACAACAACTGAAGATTTAAGTTCTTTTAGTGAAAATACACCTTCCTATGACAACGATGGTGGTGGTTCAGACTCACAACCTGTCTACACTCCTCCACCTAAATACTATGACAAACTAGGCAGAGAATACTCCTCTCAAGCAGATGCAGATCTTGCAAATGGCAGGATTGATACTCAGAGAACACAACTTAACACTGCATTCACGAAACTGACCACAGATCAAGAGTACGATACCTTAAAACTACAAGATCCAGATAAATTTGCCTTTGCAGACCTCCCAGAGGATGAGGTCAGGAAGAAGTTTGATGATCAGAAGATCCTTGCCTACGAAGATTCTAAACTGCAGACCAAGAACTTCTCTGATGACATTGGTAGATCATTTCAAGAATTAGATCAGACTGCACTCCAGAACCTTACCTACGATCAGATCTCAGAGGGTGTAGGAGACTACAATAGACTCTCTGAGGATACGAGAAGGGCAATCTTTGGGTCCATGTTGCAGACTGCAGTCAGAGAAGCACGGTTCACACTGACTCCAGAGGAGGTGGATGTCTTTGCCAGAGATGCAATTACTGCCACTCCAGTAGGAGATGCAACTGCACCCACAGTTGGTGAGGTTGCTCCTGCAGAACAGGTTCAGGTTGGTGAGGTTGCAGAACCAGACAGAGTGGTTATTGGACAGATTGGAGAACTGAATCGATCTCTCATTGATGATGTAGTCGAGGGAGAAACAGAACTTGCAGAACACCTCAAGCAGAGAATCAGAGGTGAAGCAACTTCTCCTGCGGAACTGCAACTTAAACGTGCTACAGAACAGAATCTCAAATCACTTCTTGGAGCATCTGCAGGGACTGCAGACCCTGCCAAGCTCAGACAGATCAGAAACCTCTATTCAGAAACTGCTCAAGTCCTCTCAGGACAAGCTGCAGAGTTGAGATCCAGAGAACAGATTGATGCAGAAGGACGTTTAGTTCAGATCTACAAACAACAAGGAGATCGGGAACTGCAGGTTGCAATGGTCAACTTAGAGAACAAGAAGCAGGAAGCATTTAAGCAAGCAGACTTGGATCAAGTCCGTAACCTCTCCGTTCAACAAGCAAACCTCCAGAGGGTGATCACACAGGTAAATCTGGACAGAGATGTGGAGCTTGCAAACCTTGACACCCGGAGACAGAAAGCACTGGCACAGGGCAGGATTGATGTTGCAGTGGCACTTGCCAACTTAGAGAAGGACATCACTCTGTCAAAGTTGAACTCAGAGTTATCACTGAGGTCCAGAGCACTTGATGATGCTTTAGCCCTTGCCAATTTTCAGGGTGAAATGTCACTTGAGTCTATTGAGGTCAAGATTGATTTGGCAGAGATGGAGTTGGATGTGAAGACCAAACTTGCAGAGTTGGGATTTGACACACAAGAGAAGATTGCACAGTTAAATGCAGATACTCAGTTGGCAATCTCAAACCTGAATGCAAGTGCAGCCAGATATGCTGCAGATTCTAAGGAAAGAGCAGCAATGATTAGTGCAGTTGCAACCATCATCTCAGGGGTATCACTGTAAAGGAAAGAAATGACTCCAGAACAAGAAGCTAAGTTAATGCAGGACCGTATTCAGGAACTGCGTTTTGTTTTAAAGAGATCCCCCACTAATGAAGAGATACAGGAGTCTATTAGTCGCAACCCTATAAATTACAAGAACGAGGGAGTTGCAGGCCTGACAGATATTGCAGTGAACCCTAACAGAACAGTTCCAAATATAGGTTTTAGAGAAGATCCGGGGGATGTTAGTAAATATGATCCCATGGAGGATGATCTGAATGATGAGATTATGAATCTTGTCCAACAAGTAGATGGTGGAGAGCAAAACGGTCTTGCACAGGCACTCAACGCAACTAAAGCAGATGATCCTGTAACAACCTTTTCCAGAAGTCCAGAAGACTTAGCAGATGAGGGTTCAGAGGTTATGAAGTTTGACTATCTGGAAAATGGTTATCAAACAATTACACCACTCCGTCAAAATGTTGGACCTTCTGGTTCTCTGACATTTGGACCTAATGATGTCATTACTGCAGAGACTCCTGACCAAAAACGGGACAGGATTAATCAGACTAGAAAAACAGTCTTGTCTGACCCCGGATTACCTGAAGAAAACGTCACTGCACCCAGACCTGTTTCTGAAATCTCTGACACAAGCACTGTATCAGAAAGTTTTGACTACTTATCTGCAGAAGGCATCCCTCCAGAAGATGTCACTGAGACCAAAGAAGAGGTTGAACGGAAGAACATTGCTCAAGTTATTGCTGAAAATGTTGCAGAAGTGATCACTCCAGACTCAGAAAAACAAGTAGTGGAGCAAGCAGAAGATCCTGTGGAGTTGGCACAAAAAACCATTGCTAAGAATGAAGAGATTGCCAAGAAACAAGAGGGTAAAGAAGTCACAGATGATTTAGTGATGCCTGAAGAGGGTGTAATCACATCAGTGGATGCAGTGTCACCAGAAACTGAACAAATTGAAACACAGGTTGTTGATGGTGCTCCTGCAAAACCATTGGCTCAGACTGCACTTAAAACCACATCAAGTCTGCCACAAGATACTGAGATGGTGCAGTTGACAGATTTGATGAATAGCTTGTCTGCAGGAGATCTTAATAAAGATATTATCGATGCCGTTCTTGAGTCTCCGGGTTATGACATGATGTTTGAGAAAGGTATTGAGAAAGAAAAAGTTGATCTGATCAATGCAGAGATTACTGCAAACAACAAAAGACTGAGTGATGTTGCAAGTAAGAAGATCAAACCCTTCTTTGGAGAAAAAGACACAGGACGTAAAATCCTTGCTGCAATAGCTGCAGGTTTGGGTGCTTATGCATCTGCAATGACAGGGACTAAGAACTTTGCTCTGGACATCATTAATCAAGCAATAGAGACAGATCTCCTGAAACAGAAAGAGCAACTGGAAAGGGAAAGGTTATCCATCCTTGACCAGAACAAAATATTAGAGAGTAGGAAAGCAGAACTTTACACCGTTGCACAGATACAGATTAAGGATGCAATGGCGAAGGCAGGAGATGAAAGAGATAAACAGAAATTAGTAGTAGCTTTAGAACAAATTCAACAAAAAAATAAAGAAGCAAAGATTGCTTTGGGTGCAGAGATAGTTAAAGCAAATGCTACTAAAAAACAGTCTTTAAATAACAGGTATGTTCCGGGTTTTGGAGTAACTCAATACACAGATCCTACTCTTTACAGAGACATTGTAAAGGAAGCACACAAAGCAGTTAGAAGTGAAACAAAAATTAAAACACACATGGAAACTGCTAGGAATATTTTAAAAGGAAAAGATGGAAGAGGTAAATTCTTTGCTGCAATCCCATTAAGCACAGAAAGACAAAGATTACAAAGTGCTTTAGCAGAGATTGCTAATCAGTACCGTCAAAAAGAACTAGAACTTGGTACACAGTTTACTCAATTTGAGGGTCCGTTCTTAGATAGAATTATTGACAAAGAAGTTAGATGGAAAGATTTAGCTTTTAGTAGAATTGAAAAAATGTTGAACAACTTAGAAATTGGTTTAAAAGCAAAGAGAAAAGGTCTTATGCAATCTGGTAGATTCATACCTACAAATGCAGAAGAGTCACAAACAGAACCTCAACTTAACCTTAGTCCCGGCACACAGAAAGTAAGTAACTAATGGCTAATCTTTATGATTACTCTCTTAGGGAAGTAGTTACTGTCCCTGATAGTGAAGTCAACCAAAAGGTTGGTCAGGGGTCTCACTCTTTTCTCAAGGGTAAAACAGTTCATGTCCTAGACCCAGAGGGTAATATCTTTAACCTCCCTGCAGAACAAGGTCATCTTGCTTTAGAACAGGGATATAGTTACGCAGGAGCAAAGGATGTTGAACAGGCAAAGGTTAAACAGTTTATTGCTGAAAGACCCACTAATGCTGCCCTGCTTGGTTTTCTGAGATCCCTGTCATTTGGTTACTCAGACAAACTCCTCACAGATGCAGGGGTAGATCCTAACACTCTCAAGGCATACAGAGATCTTAACCCCATAGCAAATGTTGTGGGTGAGGTAGGTGGAGTCCTGACTCCTTATTCACCATTGGGTGCAACTGCAAAATTCCTGACTAAAGCAACGCAGGGTTTTGTAGGCAAAGCACTTGCCAAGAAAGGTCTGGAAGGTACTGGCAGGATTGCAGGAGGAGTGGCAGGAGGTGCAGTTGAGGGTACTGTCACTGCTACCCCGTTTGCAGTCTCCTCAATGGTCTTGGATGAGTCTCCAGAACTTGCTGCAGAACAGATGATTGCAGGGTCACAGTTTGGAACTGTCTTTGGAGGTATTGGGGGGATACTGGCACAGTCTCTTAACTTTTCTGCCAAGAAAGGTAAAAACTTAGCAGATCACCTGTTCTACCGTTCTTTTGGTGCAAGAACTCCTGAGTACAACAAGATCACCAACTTTGGTAAGAACAGAGATCGAATGGGTGAGATTGGTAGAAGACTGAAAGAATTGAATGATCAGGGTGCTATCAAGAGCATAAGTGATCATGAACAGATCCTGGAAGAGTTAAGGACTAAACTGATACCAGAAACAGGGTCAGACCTAAATGACCTTATTCTTGGGATGAAGAAACTTACTGATACAGGTTTCTTTGATGACGTTCTTCCTAAGACTGATGACATTGCTCAAAAAATGAGGGATGCAGTCAACAAAGAATTTAGTGTTGGGGGTGAGATACCTGACAACCTAATCAACTCACCCTATGGGAAAAAGGTCAACCGATTAGCTCAGAAAGAAATAGAAGCATTTGAGAAACTTGGGGGGAAACTAAATTTTTTTGATCTTGAGACACAGAAAAGGATTTATCAATCCCTTAAGAATTGGGACAAAGCACCACCAACCAATCAGGGGGCAAACATCCATGAGAGAATATTTGGAGTTATGTCTGGTGTGCTTAGAAAGGAATCAGAAAGAACTCTGGAAGCAATCGAGGATGTCATTAATGCCAAACTATCTCCCAGGTTTACAGGGCAGAATGGCAAAGGAATTTTAGTAGCATTCAGAGAACAGAAAAAACTCTACGGGGATCTTAGAGACATGGAGATGCTCCTGAATGCATCTGTCAGGAGGACATCAGTAAACAACTCTTTATCCCTCACTGACATCATCTCTGGTGGGTCTATTGGAGGTGGGATGATTGCAACCTCAGACTCATTCCTCACAGGAGGTCTTGGAGGTGCAGCAGGGTTTATTGGAGGAGCACTGGCAAGAAGGTATCTCAGGGATTCAGGAGAACTCCTTGCTGCCCGTGCAGTAGACTCAATGGCAGACTACGGACTTGCTTTGAACAGGATAGGCAAGACCCAACAAAGAATTGATCAGGGGGTCAGAGCACTTATGAAGGGTGGGACGGTTAGTGCAGTCAAGATTCTTCCACAGACAGAACCTGTCCAGAATCAAGAGAAGACTTTTAAGAAAATTAAGAAAGATCTTGATGAGGTGATGTCTAATGATTCTGTAATCATGGCAAGGCTTGATGAAGCAATACCCAAAGTTGATGGGAATGAGGATCTCCAAAGGTCTCTCATGACAACCATGATGAGACAGGCAAACTTCTTACACTCAAAGATCCCTAAGAACCCAACTGCAAATCTTCAGATTATAAACAATGAGGAATATGTCCCTAGTCCTACAGAGTTATCTAAATTCTTTAGATACAACCAAATTGTTAATGATCCTCTTAAAGTATTAGATCATTTAAGAGCAGGGACTTTGACTTCAGAGCACAGGGAAACTTTGGTTTCTGTTTGGCCTGAATTTTATAAAAACATACAAGATAAGATCTTAGAGGGATTGGCACAGGGTAAACCCAATATGAGTCTCCCTCAGAAGATCCAGTTGTCTGTTCTTCTTGGCAAACCTGTGGACCCCACTATGACTTATCTGGCTAAGTTCCAAGAGAGTTTTATGCCTGATGAGGAGGGAGGTCTTGCCATAGGAGATAGGAAGATCAAGGGACTAAAAGAACAAGCACAGACAGATATTGAGAGAGTGAGTTGAGAACCCAAACAATGATTGCTTATAAGAATTCTACTCTTACTAATTCCTCTAATCCTCCTCTGCATGACAGTCATGAGTGCAGTTACTCTGGTGGAGGAAAGAGATCTGCAATGCCTTGCCCTCAACATCTACCATGAAGCAAGAAATGAGAGCACTGCAGGACAGATTGCAGTCGGACAGGTTGTTCTTAATCGCATGGAATCCAATCGATTCCCTGACACAGTATGTGAAGTGGTTCAACAAGGAATATACAAGCAGGGATTTCCTGTTAGGGACCGTTGCCAGTTCAGTTGGATTTGTGATGGTCTCAGTGACGTTCCTTTTGATCTATCTGCTTACAATCGTTCTGTAGAGCTTGCTCAATGGCTTATTTATACAAATCCTTGGCTGCCAGACTTAGTGGATGGGAGTCTGTTTTATCATGCTACCTACGTCCAACCCAAGTGGAGCAGGACCAAGAAGGTAACATCCAGAATTGACACACATATATTTTACAAATGAGTGGACATCACCCTCCTGCACCAGAGGTATTTATGGAGTTAGAACAAATATTTGTATTAGTAGAAAGAATTGGTCTACCCGGAGTCCTACTGGGAATCATGTGTTACTACATCATGAAGACACAACAAGCCCACAGAGAAGAGATCATTAGGTGGGAAGAGAAAGATACTGTAGGAGACTCAAGACTAATCGATGTGATTAAGGAGCAGAACAAACATAATGCCACTACTGCACAGGCACTCAATGATCTCAATATTAGTAACAAGGATGTGACTAAGAGCAACGAAAGACTTGCTTCAGAGATTAAGGGAATGGCAGAAGCACTCTTGTCAAGGAGAAGATAATGGCTAAAGAAATAACAACAACCACAGTAACAAAACCTGATCCTCCTAAACCGATTAGACAATCTATGTCTGTGAACGAACGGATTCAGGTTTCAAGATTCATTGCAAGATTTGTTGTGGCTTTAGCTGCTTTAGCAATTTTTGCTTACATAGTTCATGTCATGTTGGGGTCTGCAGATGAGTTGCCAGTTTCCTCAAAAGACCTCTTAAATATTTTGATCGGAGCCTTCATTCCCATCATTTCGGGCATCGCAAAATACCATTTTGAGAGTGGTGGAGACCTTCATCAAGAGGAAGAAAAGAACCCCATAGCCCCACATCCAGAAAAGGAAGAAAATGAATAAACTGTTTGAATCAATTGTAACCTGGGTAAATATTAAATTCGGAAAGGAACAACCTATGATACCTCCATTTTTGATGACTTATGCAGCCAACTTTATAAAAGATTTGGTGATGGATAAAGCACAATCTCTTGCTCAACCTCATATTGAGAAAGCACTGGAAAATGCTCCTAAAGAGTTAAGAGAAGCATTAGACAAAGCAGTGGATGAAGATTCCACACATGGTCATAAATCTTTATTGGATATGATTAAGTGAAGATCAGTAAAAACTTTTCTTTGGGTGAGTGTCTGAAGTCTGACACTGCCCAGAGGTTAGGTCTAAAGAATGAGATCACACAGGAAGGTCTCGTTGCTTTAACCACATTAGTGACCCAGTGTATGCAACCTCTGAGAGAACACTTTAAGAGTTCCATCCGTTGCAATTCTGCGTGGAGATCCCCCCTAGTCTCAGAAGCAGTGGGTAGTTCGTCCCGGTCACAACATTGCAGAGGTGAAGCAATGGATTGGGAAATTGTTGGTATCGATAACAAAGAATTGGCACAACAAGTCCCAAAGATTCTGGTTGAGTGGGATCAGATGATCCTTGAAATGTATGACGAGTCTGAGAAGAATCCTGAGATCCGAATGGAGACAGGTTGGATTCACCTCTCCTACAATCGGATGGGTGAGAATCGTAAACAGATCCTCAGAGCATTCCGCAAGGGGAAAAAGATAGTTTACGAACCTTGGGATCTGAGTTAGTCTGGGACTGAATCTGGGACGATCTCAGTCTTAGATTATATTTTTTTTTATCCTACCATTTAGACCTCCTTAAAAAAAACTGTTGACACGCATTGTACTGATGCGTATTATGCTCATACCAATACATTTGATACGAATAATACAGTTAAGACTACTATAGTTGAAAGGACTTACAGTTTGCAAGAAGAAAAAATAATTAAATCGTTGGTTGAGCAAATGTCTCGACTTACAGAGGAGGTTCACCAACTGCGTTTGGAATTTACCCCTGCTCTGAGACACACAGAAACCATGCAGAAGCAGCGATTAAGCGAGGACCAGATCAGATCCAGTATCAGGAAGGTGAGGAGTAAGGTGAATGCGTGATCTACATTCTGGATCTTTTCAGTGGAATCGGAGGGTTCACACTCGCATCACAGTGGGTGGGTGGATACATGACTCTGGCATTCTGCGAAATCGAGGACTACTGCAGGAAGGTTCTGTCTCAGAACTTTCCCAACATTCCAATATTTACTGATGTCAGAGAACTCCACCCAACTGATGTTATTCCCAGAGATGGAGTCATCCACCTCATCACAGCAGGTTTTCCATGCCAAGACCTGTCAGTTGCAGGAAACCAAAAAGGTATTCAAGCAGACAGGTCAGGTCTCTTCTTCCAGATCCTCAGACTCAGTGATGAGTTCTATGCCTATAGCAGAGTTAGACCTGCGTTGCTCCTGGAGAACGTCCCAAACCTGCTTACTGGTAACGGGGGAGATTGGGCAAGAACCGTTTACTCAGAACTGGCCGTCAGAGGGTATCGTTGCGAGTGGAAAATTATATCCGCAAGTGATGTGGGAGCACCTCATCTCCGCAAACGATGGTGGTGTATCGCATACCTACCCTACTCCAAGAGCTTGCACGGCAATGTCAGCAACAATCACTCCAGAGTCCTCATGGGAGGACAATCAATTCCCGAATCTGGAGACCGTGGTAGGGAGGATGACATGGCCCACACCAAACGCATGGGATGGAGCAAGGGGTCCGTTGAGCAAGGAGAAGATGGAGGAGGGGGTACACCAGATCACACTGGTGACTGCAGTGAAGCACTTCCCAACAACTACCGCAAGGGATTGGAAAGACAGTGGTCCCAACACCAATTACCAGAAAGCAAAAGAAAAACACCGTCTGGCAGGATTCACGGGAGCAGGTCTGTCACCAGATTGGGTGGAGCACTACCTGATGGGCTATCCCCGTGGATGGACGAACCTGCAGACCTCCCCAGAGTGACTCATGAGAAGAAGTACCGAAAACAAAGACTCATGTCTCTGGGGAACTCAATTGTGCCAAGGGTTGCAGTGATACCACTCAGACGTTTTAAAGAGATTTATGAAAGCAATAAACCTGACTGCATCTGAAGCAAACATTCAACAATCCATCATGAACTGGGGTGAATGGCAGAAACAGAATGGGATTGGGATGTTCAGAATCAATGTCATTGGAGTTCCAGTGGGAGAAGGAAAGTTCAGACCCTCACCTAATGTGGGAATGGCAGACATATATATGAGTGTTCAAACAGAGGGTATCTCCATAGGTGTGTGGTTAGAAGTCAAGAAGCATGGAGGAAAACAGTCCAAAACACAGAAGGAATTTGAGAAGAAAGTAGTTGAGCAGAGTGGATGGTATTTTATCGTCAAATCCATTGAGGACGTTGAAGAGGTGATCAAAATAATCCGTGAAGACACTTGGAAGAAGATCAATAAATTACGCAATGAGTTAAACGAATACGAGACAGGCTAAGTGAGATCCTGCACCACCTGTGTCCATACAGGTCTCCTTTTAACAAGCGTGTAGGTCAGAGGTTCTCTTTTAACCTTCATTCACTCACAAAGGTCAGACACATCATGGAGTCCTGTCTGTCTCAAAACTAAAAGGAAAGCATGGGTCTGAAGTTAAGCAGAAAGAAGGGAGAGAGGATCTACATCAAACGTGGAGACAGGATCATTGCAGAGGTGGAAGTGAGCAAGATTCGAGGAAACATGGTGTTCCTCTACATTGATGCAGATCAGGATTTATACATAACCAGAGACAAGGATTGGAAGGGTAGTAGACATGATACTAGTGGAGAACGATCAGATAAGAAAGTACCAGTTTGAAGGGTACACAATTAAACACAGCAGTTTCCACCAGATGTGGGAGGTGGTAAAAAAAAACCACAAAGGAGAGGGAGGGTCTGTGGCTATAAGACCATTCCGTTCAAAGGCTCATGCAGAAGCATGGGTGAATAATCAATTAAATCCAGTGAAAAGTGAAAGGGATTTATGACAATAACGATAAACGTAAGCAGACCAAATCTGTAATGGAAGACTTTATAGGTACACCAGAGGAGTACAACAAAATCAGGTTTGGCATTGAGGAACCCTACTGTTCCATCTGCAACTGCATGATTGAGATGGGAGAGGAGTGGGAGGAAGAATTTGATCTACAGTTCCATAGTGAGTGTCTGGATGACAGACAAATGACACAAAAATGAAACAGATTTGGAAGTGAAATGACACACAAATGAAACACCCTAAGAACAGACTGAAATTCCTGCGATTCAGTCACTTCTATCATTACAAGAGACCCTCTGGGTTCACTGAGAAAATTCCATACAACTTATATCAGTGTGAGTGTGGGACCCAGAAAGTTATTAGAGAGTCAAGTGTGCTCAATCACAGATCTAAGTCTGCATGGAGTTGTGGCTGTCTAAGGAGAGATAACATGAAGGACATTCATTCCAAGGGACTGAACAGACATGGAGGAAATAAGAACTGTGAGGGTAGAGGTGCAACAAACAAGGGGAAGATCAGGATCAAAGAAAATGGCAGAAACAGGTATGTGACCATGCAGGAATTAACAGATATGTATTACGGACTATGAACATCACCAACGAACTCAACCTGCCAGAACCACTGGTGGATGCAATCAGAAACGATGGGTACACCAAGGGAGATGCAGATTTCTCTATCACTGGTCTGATGTCTCCACCCTACCAGAGAAAACTGATGGGGGAGTATGGAGGAAAGATCACTGAGGATGCTGCAGACAGGATCTGGAGTCTCTTTGGTCAGGCAATCCATTCCATTCTGGAGAGAGCAGGAGAGTCAGACACAGACTATGAACTGGAGAGAAGATTCTTTTCAGACTGTCTGGGAAAGAGAATCTCAGGACAGGTGGATGTGTATCACCCACAGGATTCATTGATTCAGGATTACAAGACTACCTCTGTGTGGTCAGTTTTGGATGAAGGATACAAAGCAGATTGGGAGAGACAGTTGAATGGGTATGCGTGGCTGGCAAGATCCAACGGAATCAAAGTCAAACGATTGGAAGTCGTAGCGATTCTAAGGGATTGGTCACGGATGGAGAGGATGAGGAGAGGGAATGGATACCCAACTCATCCAGTAGTGATCAGAGAGATCCCGGTGTGGGGTGAGGAGATAGCACAGGACTACATTGAGACCCGTGTTCAACTCCACAATAACCCTGATCCTCTTGTCTGCACTCCCAAGGATAAGTGGGAGAAACCCACAACTTATGCAGTGAAAAAGGAAGGAAGCAAGAGAGCAGTCAGAGTGTACGAGACCATGAGTGAAGCAGAAGCACATATAGAGAAGCATGAGCAGGTCTTGGAGGGACCAAGTGAACACAAACTTTTTATTGAGACACGCAAAGGTGAAGCAGTGAGGTGTCTCAGTTACTGTCCTGCCAAATCATTCTGCAATGAAGCAGGAAAGATGGAGCAGGAACCAATTCCATTTTGAAAGGAAGAGTCATGGGATTTTTACCAAAAGATTATCAGGAACCGTCATCTGGGAATAACCGATATCTGAGACTGCAGAAAGACCAGACTGCAAAGATCAGGATTTTAGGATCATTTGAGGATAGTTCTGGGATTATGGGATGGCAGGGTTGGGAGACTGACAAGGATGGAAACAGAAAACCTGTCAGGGGTACACAAGATCAGAAGGGAAGCACACAGGCCAAGAGTGAGGAGAATGTGAAGTTCTTCTGGGGGTTGCCAGTTTATGATTATGAAGCAAAAACGCTAAAGGTCTGGGAGATCACTCAGAAGACCATCAGAGATCAGATCAGTGCTCTGGCAGGAGATGAGGACTTTGGGAACCCAAACCACTATGACCTCAAAGTTTCAAGAACAGGGGATGGATTTGAGACTGTATACAAGGTCAATGCACTCCCACCCACAGACATTTCCAAGGAGGTTCAGGAGGTGATTGATAATGAACTGATTCACATCAAATTGGATGCTCTTTTTACAGGAGGTGATCCCTTTGATGGAATGCCCTTCTAGGAGTTTAATATGTCCAATCACATGGAAGTGATTAAGACAGCACTAACAGACCCTGAGTTAACTAAAAACGAACTTAGGGTCTTACTGTGCATCGTCTTTTTCAGCACAAAAGAAAAGAAGAGAATACTAAGAAGTTTCTTATCAGATTCACTCAAAATTGATGCTAACCGTATCTCTAAAATCACATCAGATTTGCAGAGAAAAGGTTATATAAACAAGGTCAATGTAAAGGGTGTCATCGAGTACGAGCAAACTTACCAAAACGGTAATACTTACCAAAACGGTAATACTTACCAAAACGGTAAGCCCAAACCCCTTACCGAATCTGTAAGTACTTACCAAAACGGTAATATCACGACACTATATAATAAAACTAATACAGTATACTCTATACACAATACAGATAGTCCTGCAGAAGATCCTGCCCCACCCCCCTATGCTGAGATCATCCGTGATTTGAATCTTGTCACGAAAAAACGATTTTCACATCAGACAGAGAAAACCAGAGTAAGTATCAAAGCAAGGTTCAGTGACGGGTTTACTTTAGAAGACTTCAAACATGTTCACCGTGTCAAATCAGAACAGTGGTTAAACAGTGACATGGAAAAATATCTTCGTCCTGCAACTCTGTATGGAAATAAATTTGAGAATTATTTGAATGAAAGACTTAAATCTGAAATTGAAAAAAGTGCAGAAGAAGCAAAGATAAATGCACCTGAGACTCAGGAAGCAATTGATTATCTCAAGGTGCTAACTGGAAACCACAAGCAACTGAACTGATGCACCCAAAGAACCAACTGATCGATCAGATCCTCAAGGGTCTGTCCAGCAATTACAGAAAACCCAACGGAGATCACATTGAAATCTCTGCAGTGGATAAAGGGAACTGGATGGTGACTTTGCAGGACATCAGTGAGGAAGCACTCACTCTGGGTCTGCAGAACTGTCTGAAAGAACAGAAGTTCATGCCATCGATAGCACGGTTCAGAGAATGTTGTGAGATGGCAAGAGAACAGAAGGCACAGTGGAATCCTGATCCCAATCAGAAACTTCTGGATGGACCACAGACTGAACGCTATGTGCCAGAGGAGGGAGAGATGCGGAGGAAACTGGAGGAACTGATGACTGAGGTTCAGGAGAAAAAAGTCAAACCTCAACCAGTGAGATACCCGTTCACAGTCTCAATGGAGGATGGATCAACCATGAAAGTTTTCTACAAAATGATTGATGGAATCGAATACGAATGTGTGGAAGCAGAACAGAACTCAACCGGGGAACTCATCCCCAAACTAAACAGACACACTTGGTGAAAGGAACCCAATGAACGAGAACAGTCAACTACTCACACCCAAAGAAGTAATCTACGAAATGGGAGAACGTGGATTCCCTGTCTCCAAAGCCACTGTCTGCAGATGGTGTGCAGAGGGAACACTCAGAGCAGAGAAGATGGGTGGGAAGTGGTACATCCTCAGAAAACACTTTGAAGAGAAAATGCTTAACGATGCAGACAAAGTGCTCTCCATGTTGGAGGAATGAGAACCCATTGATTTCTCAGATTTGGATTTTCAGACACATGAAATCCATTGATTTCTAAGATTTTGGTTTTCAGACCCTTGGGTTCTGGGGTAAATAGTCTAGGTTGTGCTTAAAAGGTGGGTAGGAGAGAAGGAAAGGGTTTAGGGGTAGGTGAGTATGGGGTGAGTGTGGTTTCGTGTGAAAGAGATGCGGTTTAAGCACAATTGAGAAAGGGGAGCAGAATGCCCCCCCGGTGAGGTGGGAGTCTAATTCGATGGGTCTTGAGATGGAGGAGTGTCCAACATAACCCTTGTCTGAACCATGATCTTCCTGCAGTGCTTTATTCTTAACCACATTTCTGGAGGCCAGTTCTCTTCCTGAAACATCTCCCTTTCCAGATATTCATCTATCTCAGAAATTGCTTGTGCTAAGACATCAGAGATCATGCTTCCTCCTCATACATTACCAGTGCATGAAACTGATCAAGACTGAGCAGAACTGCATCCACTCCATCATTGATCATCTCTTCAAAGTCTGGCACATTACCCCAATCAGTCTTGGGAGGGATCACATGAGTCCTGAGACTGTAAAGTTTCTCTGAGTCTTCAGGGTGTTCAATGTTTACTGTGGTTGTGATGTTTAACATTCTGTCTCCTTGAAATACGAAAAAGGGAATGCTCTCTCAAGCACTCCCTTGGTGGTGGGTTATATTTGAAATTCTTCCTTGAAATATTCCAAGTGCCTTTTTTTGTACTCTTGTAAAAATTCTTCCTGCGAACATGGAGCTAATTTCATGTGAATCTCTTCTCGAATTTTATCGTCCATCAGTGATACGTAGGCTTCAAATTTATCTGTAACCTTGGTAAATATTAAATTTGGAAAGGAACAACCTATTTTCTCATTTTTCATTCTCCTTGATTTGTCATTGATTAATTGTTTTAAACTTCTGATTGATTTCTTTTTATCTCCTAATTGAATATTTAGTGAGTAATAAATATTATTGCAACTCTCTTTGTAGTTAGGATTTACTGTCAATAAACCTTCTTTAGTTTCTATTGAATACTCACTAATCGGGAAGTTTTTTTCAGCATATCTTCTGCCACTTGCAGAACTTGAAGGTCTCCATAAATAACTGCTTTTGTATTTCTCATGAGTCTCGAGTGTTTTGAGAATTAGTTTTCTCAGTTTGGGTGAAGTTCTCTTAACTGCTTTAAAATGTTCCATTCTGTACTCCATTGATTGTGATTAACTGGATTTTCAAAACCCATTGATTCCAAACCCATTGATTTTCTGCCAGTGGATTTTCACCCCGGATTCTGAGACAAAAAAACTCCCAACACTGCACGGGGCAAAGTAGGAGTCTGAAAGCAGGACTCAACCTGCTAAGATCATGACTGCTTCACTGATCCTCTCTCTTGAGATCGGATCAAACTCATCAAACCAATCGATATTAGTGTCCTGATCTGAAAGGTTTCTAACGTATGGATAACCATTCTGATCTTTGCAGAATTCCAGATCAAAATTGATTAATAGTTTTCGTGCTTCGTAAGGTGTCATTCTGTCTCCTGTTCTAATAGTTCTTGATTAACCTCAACTGACCAGTGAGGATACCCTTCTTTTCCTCCATCTAAATGCATTGGTTCTGAGTAATTCTGTTCACTTAACCAATTATTGTAATCATTAACAAACTCCTCAGATTCATTCTCAGGAAGATCAAAGTATTCGGTTACTGTGTCATAGTACACAGTAGCTTTACCCTCAAACTCCTTTCTTACTCTCTCACCGTCTTTACGCTTACCAACATAATAGATTACTGGTAGTGAATATCTCTTCATTCTGATCTCCATTGATTGTGATGAACTGGACTCTTAAAACCCATTGATTTCAGATCCATTGATTTTCTGCCAGTGGATTTTAACCCCGGATTCTGAGACAAAAAAAAACTCCCAAATTGCACGGGGCAGAGTGGGAGTCTGAGAGGGATATTAGGCAACGATTTTATCTCTGAGAATATCCCAAGCAAGAACAGTTTTATCTTTCTTCCATGGAGTGCATGAAACAAAGTTAATCAACTGATTCACTGCACTTTCATAATCTGTAAACCATTCTGAAATTAAGTTGTCACCTCCTGACATCAGATCAACAAAAAACATCCCTTCAAATTCATTGATCTTTTTCAGATGATTGATTTCGTCATCAGTTAATTTACAGACTACACCGCAAAGATCATCCTCAAAGTTGTCCATCCTTAACAGTTTGATGTTATCCATTCTGTCTCCTGATTGAGTTAAGCGATGATCCAAAACAGAACATCATCAAGAGCACTCAAAAAGAATGCTCTTTGTGATGGTCTATTCTGGTTTTTCTAGTGGCACCCAATCCCTGCAATCTTCACAGAAAGCTTTATCATCTCTGCCATCATCATACCAATCAGAAAAATTGCAATTAGCATCACATAAAGCCAAGAAAAGCAGTTTTTCACTTCCACAATTTAAGCATTTATCTTTGATCATTCTGTCTCCTCTGTTATTGCGTCAATGATTGTAAAACCATGCCTGTCTGAAAGAGTGAAGTAACACTCACCCTCTGGATTGACAAATCCGATAACAACTCCATTAAAAATATACTCATCATCCTTTTCATGGGGTGGGATTGCATCTCCATGCTTGTTAAGCCTGATTTCTTCCAATCCTTCTACTCCTGCATCATTGTCAGTAATCCAGATTTGATTTCCTTTATCATCAAGGTCTTTAACCATAGCCCAACATCCACCACCAGAGTGATAGTGATAAAAACCAATTGATTCTAATAATTTCACTAAATTAATTTTTGTCATTTCTGTCTCCTGAAATACTGGATAATTGAGGAGAGAAGACCCCTCTTTTGAAGTCTCCTCATTTTGCGTTTGCGGTTTATGAAGTCAGTCATGTTAGAAGTCCTGAATGATTAGACTTTCAGACCCTTCAATCTCTATCACTGTTGTGTAGTCTCTCAGATCATCAATATCTGAGAAGTTATGGGAGCATGAATAATATTTTTTCAGTTCTTTGAAGTTTTTATATTCTGAATACTCACAACATATAGCGATTACATCCAATTCAATTGGTTCACCAATGTCTTCTGATAAGTCATCAAGATAATCGTAAAGTGCTTTGAGTCCTTCATAGCTAAAATTTTTAGGTCTGACTTGCCTGAATGCTTCTGCGAAACTGTATTCGTTAACTGTATCTACTATCATTCTGTCTCCTTTGATTAGAAATTTAATGAGTCTTGTTTCAGTTCAATCTCAAAACCTAAATTGCGTTTGATCTGCTTAAGTTTGTGGTCTGGCAGAGTCACTAAACCCATAAGGTCAGCGAACGCCTTGGCCTTCTCACAAACTGGATAAAATAACTCATTACCGTACTTAGTTTTCTTTTCTATGATTATCTTGTCTGTCATTCTGTCTCCTTAATTGAGTGCTTAACGCATCACCGTAATTGATAATGTACTCATATAATACGTTTAATACTCATGAGAATCAAGAGAAAAGTGAGAAATATAATACTTTTTTTTATTGACTGAGAAAAAAGTGGGTGCTCAAATCTCTCACAGTGAGAAGAAAACCACACAGTCCTTATGATTGTATAGGTGAGACACTTGAGACAATTGAGAGAGATTTGGAGACAGTAGAGGACATCAGTCCCACAGAAATCATCGAATCAGAGAGAAAACCTGTAAAGATGGGTAGGAAAGGTTTTCAAATCACTCCTAGCATTCTCAAGCAGGTTGAGAAATTTGCAGGGCAAGGACTGACTCAAGAACAGATCTCACACTGCATCGGCATTTCCAGAGACTTATTCTTTAAGAGTAAGAGAAACTCTGAATACTTTCATGACGCTATAAAAAGAGGACAAAGCAAAGCAATCTCTCTTGTCTCAAATGCTCTGTTTGAAAATGCGATGTCAGGCAACGTGGTTTCGCAGATTTTCTGGTTGAAAAATAGAGCACCTTCAGAGTGGCAGGACACTGTAAACCAAAAGCACACAGTTGAAGCAGTGGGCAAGCTTTCAGATACTCAGTTGCTCGATGAGATCAGGAAAGATGAGTCTATTTCCTCTCAAGTCTCTGGTTTGCTTCCTCTTCCACAGTCAAAAAACCTAGAGTGATAATTTCTTATGTTCTTTAAGTTACATTATCAAACATATAAATGACACTAGCAGATCAAGCAACTACAACGGATCAGGAGAGACAAGCACCAGATTCTGAATCTGTTGAGTCCTCAGTCTGGATCAGATCTGAGAAATCAGGAGATCGGAACCTAATTCTTTCATCATGGTTAAGATCTTCCCTCCAGTTCCCAATCTGGCATGAAGGGAGGATAGGCTCACCATCGATCAACCTACCCCCCGGTGGGGGGACCCCCCTCCACTCTGTCCATCAGTCAATCCTAAAAAAAATATTAG